TGAGAACTTCTGGGAAGCGAATCCATAAGAGAATTCGCCTACCTTAGATGACTTAGAAATCTTTACGCCATCTGCAATTCTCTGAGCTGCAATAGGTGAGACTGTACGAGTAGCAGCCTTCTCTTTAATTTTTGCTCCAGCGTATTCTGCCAGTGCAGATGATTGCTTCTTGGCTTCTTCAGCAGCTTGTTCATCCATAGCCTTAAATGCTTTGATGATCGATCGAAGTTCGGAGCGATCATAACTGATTGTCTCAGTTGCCATTTCGCTCCTTCACCACTTCAATCGCTGTTAATAAATCCTCTGCATCCAGCCATTCGCTCATTGGAATCCCTGTGGCTATTGCCACCTCGATTAGGAGTCTGCTGATGCTTCCTGGCTCATGGCTTTTGGGTTTGATGAACCCACTTCAAAGTCTGCCACTGTATCCATCCAAGCCTCGAAAGGTTTGACTGGTTGTCCACCGGACTCACGTTTCAAAGTATTCCAAGCCAAGAACATGATGTCCCAGACTCCACCTACTTCGCTCCATTGAACCGCAGACTTTCCAGTGTGCTTTTCCCATTTAGCCCATTCTGGTGGCTGAGCCACAAATAGTTGCTCTTCGCCAGAATTGTATGTAATTGTAATTGGTAGTTTCATTATTGCTCCCGTTTGTTAATGATTAACTAATTGTTAATGTTGGCTTGGCTGTGCACTGCAAGGTAAAGGATACAGTCTGAGCATCCTTGCCAGCACCATTGGCTGTTGGGAATGATGGGTAAAGATTACCTGTAAAGACTGCGCCTGTTGCTGCTGTAAATGTATAAGCCAATGCTGTATCTGGTGATGCTGATGCTGCTGCCCATAGAAGCTCACAGATTGAGAATGTACCAGCGCCAGCTGATGCGCCCCAGTCTGCTAGTAGTTCCATAGTCATTGTTGCATCGGTATCGACTGTCTTAAATACGCGACCGTCTAGTGTCTCGTATGCTTGACGATCTAAAGTTGTTTCTAGGCTAACGCTTAGGGCTTGAGCATCGTAACTTTTTGAGTCGATAGTCAAGGCTAAGTCGCGCCCTGTGATTACTGTTGTTGCCACTTGTGCTCCTTATGATTGGGTGTAGTAAGTAGCGACACGAATGTCGGCTACGAGCAGTTGCCCTGCCCCTACAGTAGTTACGGTTGGTCTATCGACCGCAGTCAGCTCATATCCTGCTGGAATTAGGCTAACTACACTTGTGATTAGTTGCTCTAGGTTGTCTAGGCTGGCTGGATTGCTGTTGTATGCAACGCAGCAGGTGATCGTTAAATTGATCTTTGACTTGAATGTGGCATTACTGCCGATTGTCAAGAATTCTAAATAAGGTGAATCTGGAACTATAACTACCGCTGGAGCAGGAATAGTTTCCGGAACATAAGCAAAGATATTAGCTGAGACAGATGCTAGGGCTGTTGCTAGGGGTTGGCGTACTTGGCTGAGTATTGTCATTGGGCAATACTTCCAACATCTACCAAACTACCTAGAAGGCCAGAGACACGATTGTAAAGTGATCGGCCCATGCGGAATGGTGACGGGCTAAAGTCCACGCCCTCGATCTGTCCACCCGGAGCAGTACGACTTTGGAAAATTTCTACTGAAACTACTGTGACTGCAGATTCTACTGCGCTGTTGCCGACATAAGTCGATGCGCCAGTAAGGGTTGCAGTGCCCGATGGAATGATGTTCTTTGAGATGACATCAGCGTTAGTGATAGCAGCTGAGAATGTAAAGTCATCTAATAAGTTTGTAGTGATAGTTCTAGTACCATTAAAAGGTGTTCCACATCCAGCAATAACTACTGATTGACCTTCATTGAAAGGCTGTGGCACAGGTGTTGAGAAGTAAGCGATGTTGGTAGTTAAAGACACTGCATCGATTGGTACTGAGTAACTATTAAGCATTGGCAAGATAACTGACTCTGCTGAATCAATAATGTCATCAAGTGTTGCATCAGAATAAAGAGAAACTGAAACGCCAAGCACAGATCGAAGCTGGGTGGCGGTGATGATTGTTGGCATTTCAGTCCTCTCTAAACTGCTGGGGGAGCGATCGGGAGCAACCGCCCCCCCATGATTAGTGTTTTTTAGGTAAGGTTAAAGCGACGAACGCCTGCGCCGACCTTTGTTGCGATCGCGTAGTAACCATAAACTGCTACTTGTAGGCGACCATTAGCCAAAGCCTGAACCTGAATCTGGGTCTTTGGTGCTTCGTAGAATGTTACAGCTTCTGGTACAACCAAGAATGCTGAATCATCGATCAGTGTTGTTACAGTCATGTGTGGATCAACGAATAGGTTTTGACCCATTACTGTTCCAGTTAGTGACTGCACTCCGACATTACCCGGAGCGTTTGAAGGTTGTGCAGCTGTAAATAGTGGACGATTTGTTGTGTCCTCAGCTGTGATGATGCTCTCCCACCATGCTGTATTAGCGATGATGTTCTTAGCAAACTTGCCAGCTGCTAGGTATGCAGCAGGAGTTTCCTTGGCGATGTACGCCTTGAAACCTGCGATTGTTGCAGCTTGTGTTGATCCTTGAGTACCACCAGCAACGAGTGCTGCTACTACTGCGCGATCTGTTGCCTTTGCGTATGCGTAGTTCAATTCCTTGATGAGTTCATCGTAGAACGCAGGTGATGAGCGATCTAGAAGTTCCCATGAGATGTTTTGAAGTCCAGCAGCCTTCTTGACATCAACAGTGATGTATGTTGAAGCCATTTCAGTTCCGCCAAGTGCTTCGCCTTCAGTTGAATCTCCATCTACTGTTGGAGCTGTTGAAATCTTTGGAATTGTGAATGACATGCCTGATGCAGGTAGTGCGCCACGAGAAATTGCATCCACTGCTGGACGGCCATCGATTGAAGTCGTTACGAATTCATTCATGTGTGGTGCGAGTGTTAAACCAGTGTTTGTTGAAGTATCGTTAGTAGCCATAACTAACTGACGAGCATCTTCATCGCCCATTGAGGCTTTAATGTTCGCTTCAAGTAACTGACCAGCTGTTAGATCAGGATTGATGCGAGGAGTTGCGTAGAATGCTGGCTTTGAAGCAGCAGCCTCTACTTTGTGTGCTTCTACCGCTTCAGCAACGGCAGGAGTCTCTGGAACGGTAGTGTCTGACACTTGTTCTCCTTCTGATTGAACTTCTGAAACGGTTGTCTCAGAAACTTGGGTGGCTTCTTCTTCAGAAGCTGCGACCTGCGATACTCGCGCAGAATCGATTGCCGGATCGGTGACAAGTGATGTCTCCATGATCGATGATTTAGAAATCACCATCACGCCATCTTGGTTGTCCCACGCATCGACTTTGACTCCTACTGAGAAGCCATCTCGGAGTCCATCAGCAGCTTCTACCAAACTATCTTCACCAGCCATTGTGTTAGCAATTTTGAAAACAGCATCGATACCTTCTTTGCTTACTTCATAAGATAGAAGTTTGCCGATTGGTCGAGTGCGATCATGCTCTAGAAGTAGTTTGACATTCTTGTTAAATTTAATTGAATCAGCAGCAAAGATTGTTGGCCCAGCAGAAGTGTTGCCCTGCTCGCCCCATGTAACAATGCGACCTGAGATAGTACGAGCCGCTGAATCAGCTGCTGTAAGTGTGACTGGCATGTCGATCTTCATCGAATCAAGTCCTCTTCCTCTTGGATTTGTTCAACGCTCATCGCGCCGATTGTGTTTAGTATTTGATAAACCTGAGCGCGCTCTAATGCGTTACCGCGTAAGAAATCGTCTAGATCAAAGCGCACTTGAGATGTGCTAGGGCAAATATCCGGTAAAGATAAACGCTGTTCAATGCTTGCAAGGATTGGACGAAGTGAGAAGTCCACCAATGATCTGCGCTCAGATGTAGCGTTAGAATAAGTCATTGAAGTATTTTCAGCAGAGATAAAATACGCAGGAATGCCTGCTGCGCGAGAGATTTCCAAAGCGACATAGGATCGACCTTCTACCAGTTGCAAACTCTTAGGATCAAAGCCAACAGATTGCATTTCGACATCTGCATTTAAAAATGCAGTTGATCGAGTAGCGCGTGAATTGCGCCATGCTTCAAGAAGTTTAGCGATACGCTCAGCAGTTAAATTAGTTCCGTTAGATTTAAGAACCATTGATGGCACTGGCTCTTTAGCATAAGAGAGTGCAGCCTTTTCAAGTTCAATAGCAGCTGTAATTGTTCGCCCGGCACGATTTAAAAATCCTTCATCGTATCCATCGAAGCGAATGATAGAACCAACACCGCGAAGTGGTGCTAACTTTCCATCGACTTCATAACCATCGATCTCATTCATCGCTAAGTTATATTTTGCTTGAACGCGGCGAGGATCGATGCGAGTCCATGATCTTGTACGACCATCTTCTGCATAAGCATCGAGAACTAATCCAAAGCCAACGCCATATAGCCAGATGTCTTCTGCCAACCAGTTGTAAACGACAAAACCGGAGACTCTTGGATCGGGTTGATTGATTACTCTCAGTGGGTCGATGTGAGCTCCGGTAATTTTATTGTATTGCTGTAATGGCAACGAGCCAATAGTTCCGCAGATGATGTTACGCGCTCTAGCTACTGCTGGAACGCTCATAGCGGATGATCGATCTACTGTGACTGGCGCATTGAGCAAACCATAGACAGAAGTAGAAAGATTGAATGGTTGAAGTGAAGCTGCGACATCTGTATTTGAAATTTCAACAGATGGAGCTTTGACGAAACGATCGAATAGTCCCATTAGACATATTGTACCATAATGTCAACCTACCATGATATCCATTTCAGCATCTGGTGCTGTGGCGAAGTGGCTGACCATAGCCAAAGCAACGGCAGCGCAGATTGTCGAGTTTGAAACCTTACGGCCTAAATACCACCCACCATCCCGGAACGGTAACTTGACAGCTGAGAGAACTTGCTTGGTTAGTTCATCCTGATTGCCATGAATAAGTCTCTGACTGGTAATTGCCGATAGCATTTCATCACAGGCTTGTCCATAGACCGCGCCATCGATCGGAGTCGTGTTGATTCCTGCTGGAGCCAGTCGAGCAGCGACCGCGCCTGAAGTCTGACGAGAATAAGCGACAGTCTCGACAGGATATTTACGAAACCAGTCGGCTACTGAGTTGGCTAACTGTTTATCATCTAGGTTTACTGGATTTTCAAAGGTTTCAAGTAAGACCACAATAAATTTATTATTTTCAAGTCTCTGAGCTGCGATCAAAGCACCTGCTCGGCGATCTGGACTTAGATCGATTGCCATCCATGTCTGCTTCTCCTTGTCAAGTTTGAGTTTAGGCTTGGCACACGATGCCCATGATGTTGGGCTGATCGCTGGATTGATTTGAGATACCCATTGGCATAAGAGTTCAGTACGGACGATCGATTCATCATCCATCATGGCAGCTTCTAAATTCTCGATCGAGATTGTGTGACCTAAAGATGGATTGGCTTGTGCCCATGCGTTGCGATCATCGATCTTGCACCCTGGCTCAGCACTCCACTCGAACCAGCCGATCTTATCGTCTGCTCCACCAGCTGCTGCGACTCCACGATCTCTAAGTCGATTAAGAATGATCGAATGCTGATCGCCAGCATTAGAGAAGATCAAAGTTTGAGGATTAGGGGTAGCCATTTGGGTATATCGAAGCGATGACCAGACTTCATCATCGTGGAACTCTCGAACTTCATCCATGTAAACAGTATCTGGTGCTGCAATACCACGAGAGGCTGAGTTATTGGCTCGGACTAGGTATCGCTCTCCGGTATTTAACTTTATCTCCTGCGATCCTTTAGATTCATACTTCTTGCCGAAGCGATCGACCAGGTGAGCAAAGGATTGGATCGTGTCATCGATCTTCCAGAAGATTTCAGATGATGTAGTGAGTTTGTGGGCAGTGTGTACCTGTAATTTTTGCTGTAAAGCGTACATTCTCCATAGAATCATGAGCTGCATAAAGGTAGATTTGCCATTTTGACGGCTGATAATCACGCCTACTTCTTTGAAATACCACTTGCCATCCTCGGTAACTTTGCAGATTTCATGGGCCAAGAACTGCTGCCAAGGTAGCAAGTTAAAGCCGATTGACTCGCAAAATTCAATGAAATCTATGCCTAAAGAGGGTAAATCTGGGCTTCTAGTCCATATACGGGGTTCTATTACACCATGGTAAGCCTTCTGAGGCCCTTCTGAGCCTGTTACAGCCTTCTTAGACATCTTATGACCTATTCATCCTGATAGTGGCTGATATGCTCGTTTTTCGGGATAAAAGAACCAA